GGTCTTTACGCCTTCCACGGCCGCAAGCAAAAGCCCTTTGTCTACTGGAATATCTGCGTCGATATAGCGCGTGAGCTCATTCACTGGGATACCTCGACGTTTTACTATCTTTGAACAGTGCCCGCCCCGGAGGTCACGAGGGCTGAAAGGATTATCATGAAAAAGCTGATTTATTCCACGTCCCGCGAAGGTTACGGCGTCGACCAGATCAACCGGACAATGACCGCTGGCGAGTTGATCAACTTCCTCGCCCAGTACGATGAAGATACGCCAATCTATCTGAGCTTCGACAACGGCTACACCTACGGCGGCATTGTTGAAGGTCGCTTTGAAGAAAACTATGGGGAGGATAACGACGATGAATAAGGTCCGCCGTAAAAATTTGCAGGCCATCATCGACCAGTTGGAGGAGCTGAAAGGCGGCCTCGAAGACCTTCAGGCCGAGGAAGAAGAATACCGAGACAACATCCCGGAGAATATGCAGGAAAGCGAACGCTATGAAAAGGCCGACGAAGCCTGTGACAATCTTTCCAGTGCTGTGGACAGTTTGGAAGAAGCTATCAGCAGCATCGAAGCTGCTATCGAGTGAAAGGAGAAAGCCTTATGACGATCAAAACGTTGGAATACATTCACGCGCTCTTGATTGAGGATGAGCGTAAGCGCAAAGAAGTCTACGAGAACTCCAGACGGCTTCAACGCGAATACGAAGAAAACGGTGCAGATGAGGAACTGATAAATCGGCAGGACGAAGATGCGGGCAAATTTATGCGCGAACACTTTGCCGCGCTGAATGCGCTGGAAGACTTTGAGGGGCAAGAGTGGTAAGGAGGCTCAGAGCATGGGACTGATGATCGATAAGCCGGCAAAGACATTGATCGAACGCTTTGCCCAAAAGCAGCCGGGTGGACACTTCGCGTGTCCCCGCTGCGGGAAGATGACGATGGACGCAGAGAGCGTCACACACAACGCCCTCAGCCGCCGCATTGGCTGCTACATCTGCGACACCTGCGGAACGGTTGAAGCTCTCGAAGATTTTGCGCATAAGCAGAATTCGCTCAACGTGTGGGCAATCACAAAAGAACCGGAGTTGTGGCGTATGCTGAGCTGGAATAGCGACGGCATCGAGATTGCCGGTCACGAGGGAACGTGGTATGTCATTGACGAGGGCGATTTTCAGATTACCCCGGACGTAGACGGCAAACCGGAAACGCTCACCGCGCACCTGTTCCTGCTTGAAAGTGAGCTTTACGGCGAGGATGCTGCAGGTCTCATCGTGAACGATGAAAAGCAGATCGTCATGGAGGACGTCTGGAACGGCTTCGACGATCTGGAAGACGCCGGGTGGGAGCGAATCGAAGAATAGTGTGCCGCGCGAATGAGCATTTCAAGATAAGCGCCTCTGTCGCGTCGCTGCTGGACTTGCAAGTTTAGGCAGCGCAAAGCGACGAGAGAATCCAATGGGCAGATATAAAAACGGCGTAGCGAGCCGCCAGAGCCGCGCAAAAAAGAAAACCCCTCACATGACACTTCTGCCATGCGAGGGGTTTGTTCATGTGTTCAGATAAAGGCGCTGTCCACGTTGTCCGATGCGTCCTGCTCCTGAAAGCCGTTTGCCTTGGCGGCTTCAAACGTGATGCCGCCACGCTTGTGGTCGGACTTGACCAGCTCAAAATAGCACTTGCCGCCCGTGATGATGATAACCTGCGCCAGACTGAGCGCGGCTGTCAACCAAGCGGCAGAAGCCATATAGTTGGACTTGATGCACAGGCGCATCAGGTAAATACATTCCTGCGTGATAAGCAAGCCAGACCCGACCAGCAGGAAGCAGACGAGTTTGCTCGTGTCCAGCTTCTTTCTCCTGCGCTTTTTCTGAGCCATCAGATCATGCCGAGCTTCTGCGCGAAGCGGTAAAGAACCGTGACGAGCTGCTCGCGCGTCATCATGTCCTGCCACATGAAGTTCGCGGAGCCGTCGGGCAGCGGTGCGCCACCCTGCACGATGCCGTTGTTGACTGCCCACTGGCGAGCAGCTTCGCTCCAATCGCTGCAGTCATTGTCCTGAAGATCTTTCCGCATTTCGCGGAAAAGCTCTGTGAAGGTTGCTTTGTCCATATCGTCGTCCTCCTTTTCTCCGTTTTCCAACACCATGACCGTATGCCCGGACGATACCAGAATATCGCCCCGGCGCAGGTAGGCGTCAGATGTCAGGTACTTCCGGTCAGTCAGCAATTCAAATTCTCCCGTAGCAGGGAAGCAGCGCATCATGCAGTAGGTCGTGCAGGAATTGCCCTGCTTGCGGTAGGTTTCTTTCAGGGCGTCGACACCAGCGGAAATTGCGCAGAGCATCATAAATGCGCTGCAGTCCGTTTCTACGGGCTTTGCGATCTTGCTCAGAATGAAGTCTACCGCTTCCGCAGCGACGTAGGCTGTGTTGCGACCGTCCTGATCGTACCCGATGTTCTTGTTGCCGACACCAGCTTCGCACGCCTGCGCGGCTAGCTCGGCTTTCCTGCGGTCCTTGAACCGGAGAACGCCGAGCCAGCTTCCAGAGTACCAATACGCGAAGTTTAATTCGCGACCGGTCTGATTGCCGGGTTTCTGCCCATGCGCGCCGGTTTCGCCGAGCGACGCCTGCCCGATGCGTACGCTCATGTTTCGTCGCCCCCGGAGGTCAAAAGCTCACCGGCGGTGAGGAAACTGTGATTCAGCCAATACACAGCAGCCTCGATCATAGCGTCCAGCTTTGCTTCGTCAACAGCGATGTGACGCTTTTTGAGCCAGTCAAGCACAAATGCTTTCTTCTCATCTCCGCGACCAGAGCCCTTATAAAGCTGCTCTGCGGCAGAAACAGCGACTCTCACCCAGCCTTCAATATCGGTCTGCTGCTGGGCTGTGGTCTTGCTCTTGATGTACGGAATGACAATGACGGTAATGACTGCTGCGATCAGCGCAAATACCGCCTGAATGATGGTGGTAATGTTGTATTCCATGAATCGTGTTCCTCCTTAGTCATACAGGGCGTGAATACCCTGCTTTGTCAAAAAATCCTTCTGCTTATGCTTGATGTTGGCTGCGTAGTTCAGAGCATCGTGCATATCGCCGTTGCAGTTTGCGTCTGGAATGCGCTGTACTGCCTTGGCGGTTGCTTCGCCGAGCGCGATTGCTGCGCCTGTACTCTGCACCATGAGCAGAAAGAAGTCTTTCTGCGCTTCATCCTGCTCTTCGGCGCGCTTATCACGCGCCGCAATTTTCCGTTCCAGTTTCCAGACGATAAAGCCCATGATGGCGGACGGAATCCCCATAGCCGCGACAAACGCGATCAGAAACTCACCAGCGTTGATTGTCATAATCACTTTCACCTCTACTTGCAAAATGCAGGAGAGGCAGACCGTGCCGCCCCTCCTGCTGCGTGTCAGATCTCTACTTCGAGATCCTTCAGGATTTCCTCGACCTGCGGCTTGATGAGAGCCGGCACCTGGTCGAGCGTCTTTTTGCCCTTGACGATCAACGTCGCATACACGATTGCCATATCAGCGACCTCCTTTCCACACAGAATAGTCAAAAGAAAAAGTCGAAGGCGCTTCATACGCCCTCGACCTCATCTTCTTCAAGGATACGCCGGACTTCCTCGCGCAGTCGTTCCGGCACATCATCAAGTGTTTTCAGCCCCTTTCGAATCAGCTCGGCATACACTTTCGCCATATCCATCAACCTCCGATCACAAGCTCATAGACGTCACAGAGCGCAAGCTGCGCCTGCGTGATCTGTGCGGACAGTCCTTCATTGACGCTTTGCAGGTCGCTTACCTGCTGTTTCAGCTTCGGAATGGTCTCCTTTTCGGCTTCGGCCAGCTTCGCCTGCGCGAAATAGCCGTCGAAGCTGCCGAGAATATCATCATAGATCCCGTCATAGAATGGCAGTTCCAGATAATACTCATCGTACTCGAAGCCGGAGATCGTCAGCTCGCCCTGCGTTTCCGAGAACGGAGCTGCGTTCTCATAGAACCGCACAAGGCAGTAGCCGGGTTTGTCAGGCTGCTCCTCCAGCGAAAACGCATTTGCCGGCGCATTGTCGCCTCTTACTTTCATTTCGCACAACCTCCTTCAAGATTCGTACCCCGATGGGGTCAACATACTTTTTCCGCGCCGCAGCGGAATTGCAATGCTTGAGCTGGCCGATCCGGCTCAAAAGCCCCGATGCCGTCCGATACGCGATCCGCTGGTGACGCTCGATCTTCTTGCGCACCTTGCGGCATTGGCGCGTAAAGCGCAGGAAGTTTTTTCGGCGCATGGTAGTATAATCGCGGTAAAAGCGATACCCGACGTAATCCAGCGGCCGCACTTTCAACGGGAACACCTGCCAGTTGCCCTTCATCTGCAGCCGCAGCCGCTTTTGCAGATACTCGGCAATCGCTTTCCGCGCACGGTGCAGCTTCTTTTTGTTCGGGCCAAAGAGGACAATATCATCCATGTATCGCACGCTGTACTTCACACCGTCGAGCGTCGTAATGTAACGGTCGAGCGGCTCAAGATAGAAATTTGCGAGCCACTGGCAGATGAAAAAGCCAATGGCCAGCCCCTGTTCGCAGGTTTGCAGGATCTCCCACGTCAGCTTTAGATACTTCTTGTCCTTGATCTTGTGCGCCAGCATCCAGATCAGCTTGCGGCGGTCGACAGAATGGTAGAAGTGGTGAACGTCCATTTTGCAGACGTACCGGCTTCCTTTTTTGTCGTGGTGAATGACACGCTTGCAGCGCCGAAGCGCGTGCTTTCCGCCGCGTCCCGGTACTGATGCGCAGCACCAGTAATTCATCCCGCGCAGGAAGACCGGCGCCGCCGCCAAGACCATCAACGTGTGGACAATGCCGTCGGGGAAGAACGGAACGTATTCGATCTCTCTCCACTTTCGGCTGCTGTTGTCGAAGATCTTGCGCTTCTTCGGCTGGGCTGGGGCGAATGTCTGCGTCTGCAGAAGATCATAGACGCGGTCCGTGTAGCCGTCCACGTCGGCCAGCACCCTCCTTACGTCGCGCCGATCGTGTTTGTCTTTCGCGCCAAACACAATGGCTTCGCGGATGTGTTCTTTGTTACACATCCATTCATACAGGAATCCTTTTCTTTTTGGCATTTGCCTCGCTCCTTGTTTGCCATCGGGGTCTTTCCAGATACCTTGCGGTCGTACTAGAGCCCGTCCTGTAGCGGCAATATTTCCACCAAGCGGTGAGGGAGAGCCTGCGCAAAAAATGGAGCATACAAACAAGTAGGCGCGCGCCGATGTTCGAGTTCGCGTTGGACGAATTGTAGTTGCCATTGAAAAAGAACAGGCCGCAGTTCGCAGCATCATTCCTGTAGTAGCCGCCGACGCAGAGAACACACCAGCCAGAATTCGAGTTCACGTGAAGCCCAAAGCACCGCACAAGCTGCGCAGACAATCCCGTCGAGAATTATACTGTCTATGCGCTGGGAAGGTCTGAAAACGGGAGAAAATAACGAAATGCGTTATTTTGAAAAAATATACGCGCCGCGCTTCGCGCGGATATATAGAGAATGGCGCTGCCGCGCCAGGGCGTAAGACGTGCCGCTCTGAAAGCGGAAGCCCACGGGGGCTGCGGCCCCCGGTCCCCCATTAGGGGACGTAAAGGAGGCGCGCGCCGATGCCCGAGCCCGCGTCGGACGAATAGTAGAAGCCAAAGAAAAAGAACAGGCCGCAGTACGCAGCAACAATCCCGTAGCAGCCGCCGACGCAGAGAACACACCAGCCAGAATTCGAGTACACGTAGTCTGGCACGTAGGTCGTGCCGCTGCCACCGGTTCCCGTCGGAATAAATGCCCATGGGAGGGCCGTGCAGTTTCCGAGCGTTTTGATATTGCCACTGCTCGGCAGGCTAAGTCCCGCCGATGTGTAGTTGGTGGACGTGTCATCCGCATATTTCGACGGGTCGGTACAGATGTAAGCTGCACGGCTGTTGAAATTGATGCCGTCAATCCAGTCATAGACATTGCCCCACGGGTTTTCAATGCCGCGGTACTGTACGCCGCCATAGCCCGTTCTGGCAGAAGCGACCGTGCCGGTGTGGTAGGTCATGCTGTCCGTCGTGCCCGTCTTCTGTAGCGAGGAATTGCCGACGATACCGTTGCCGATTTTGCTCTGGCTATCCCAGTTTGCATACTCGACGAGATAGAGCAGCCAGACCGCGCACCACGACGCATAATCGTACTGCTGCCACTTGCTGCCCTTGTTCCGGGAATTTGTGCGGGCCGTGGCGCGTGTGATGTTCGTCAACGGATTCGCGCCAGACTTAGAGTAGTAGCTGGCAATCGTGTTGTAGCGACCAACATAGCGGCCAGAACCGGGGTGCTTGGAAAAGCCGGTGAACGGCGCGTTTGCAACGTAGTAATAGATCTTGCTCTGGCTGCTGTTATAGACGATCTTGTAGTAAAACTCAGGGATAAAGACCATCGTATCGTAGGACGTGCGGGAGAATCCGGGCTGTCCCTTTTTGTACGACACAGCGCCGTTGATGATGTTGTATTCTTCCATGCCCTGCCACGGCATGAAATCATCAAACGGCGAGCTGCCAGCGCCTGTGCCGATGGCCGCGCTCGGCTCCGAAGACACGGCGGCATTGACGTAGCCGTTCGGGTCGTTGCTCGGCGTCAAACGGGAGAGCGCCGTCGAGGAATTGCTGTACGTCCAGCAGACACCGAAGATCGTCACGAACACGCACGATACCGTGCAGGTCTTGTTCGCGGGCGCGTTGTAGTTTGTGTCGCTGGCGACGGAAACTGTAATCGTAACCGTACCGGAGTTTTCGTCCACGCTCGTCACAGTCACGACGTTTCCGGAAAGCGAGGCTGTGGCAATCTCCGGATGGTTGGACGAAACAGAGATCGTACCTGTGCCGAGCCGCGTCACGGTGAAAGAATCCGTCAGCTTTCCATCCTCCAGCGTAATCGTAATCTTGCTGAGCGTCAGCGAGCCATCCGCTTTGCCGATCTTCCACGAGACAGTTTTCGGCGCCGTCGTGCCGTCTGCCCACTGGTAGAGCGCCGTATCTTTCAGCGTAAATTTTGCGCTGTATGTGCCGGCGTTCGTGCCGCTGGTCGTGCCGCCGAGCGTCATCTTTGCCGTATCGTAGTTGTACCACGCCGGGCTTTGAGAGCTGCCCGAATACGTCAGGCTGCCGCTCTGGCTCGGCACGGTCACGTTCGTCTTGGTGACGGTGACGGCCTGCGTCGCGGTGCAGGAAACGCCGCCCTCGGTGTAGCGGATCGTGACGCTGGTGCGGCCTGCTTCCAGACCGCCGCTCGGCTCGACCGAAACGCCTGTTGCAATCAGCGTGGCGCCGTTGGAATACGTCGCCTTGACAACCATGCCAGCCGTCGAAAACTGCTCACCAGCCTTGTAGGCGGTCTTTGTGGGCGGCGTTGTGATCTCAATGGACGCGAGCTTGATACTGCCGCCGCTTCCGCCGAGCATCTGAAATACTTTGCTCATTGTGCGACCTCCGCTCTGTAAATATTTACTGTGATTGCGCTTGCCGGCGTATCTGTGCAGGTAAACGGCATTTTGCCGTTCTCCGTAACGTCACCGACGCGGATTCCTGCGTCGCCCCACGCCGTGAGGCTGTCGGCCGTCGGCGTCACGATATAGGCATACTCGGCGTCAAGGAAGCGCGCGTCTTCCAGCGTCTGTGCAAGGTTCGACCATCCTGCGACAGAAAGTGTGAGCGTGAACGCGATGCCCTTGCCGGCTTTTTTTGCAAACAGGTCAGCGTGGGCCTGCGCAGCGGTGTTGTGCGCGGTAACTGCGGACGAACCAGCGCCTTTCGATTCAAAGTTGTTGGAATCTTTGAACGCGGCTGTTCCGAGATCCGCAAGCCACTTCATAATGCGACCGAGAAGGACTTTCATTTCCAGACCGGATTCGAGCTGCGTTCGCGTCGCGGACTGCGTGAAGGTGGGTTTCAGAGTGCCGCCGTCGCCGTCCGTATTCAGTTTCGCGTCGAACAGGGCTTTGTGTGCGGCCTCGGACTCGTTGTGATTCTTGACGGCGTCTTTCTTTTCCGCTCCGACCATCGCTGCGGTATAGTCGCCGTTTTTCGGAACAACTGCACCGGAGCGGTTATTGAACGAAGTTACACCGCCCGCGGGTCCGAGCAGGCTCACGGGCTCCGGATTCGGAAGACCGCCGTCGTTCGTCCAGCTCAGAATACCGGCGTCGGTCACGTGTGGCGTAAAGATTACGCCAGGATTGCCCTGCGTGCCGCGCGATGGATAGCCTGAATCGACAAATGCGCCCTGTGCGCCATCCCACACGTACCAGTTTTCATTTTCGCCGATATAGCAGGCTCTGCCCGCAGCCGACACCAGCGCGGACGCAGCGGCGCTGATAAGCTCAACTTCGGCGTCGGTGAGCGTTTCAGCAAGGGTGCTGATCGGAACACGGCGTACCTTGCCGCCGATCGATGCGAGGATAAAGTCGGCAATCGCCGCAGAGGCGGCAATCGGCTTGGAATTTACGTTTTCTACTGCCATACGATCACCCCTTACAATTCTGTGACGAGCGCCTGCGGCATGATCGCGGCGTTCTTTCGGTCTTCCGTGATGGCGTTGATCTCACGCATGACAAGGTTCGTGAAAGAGAGATCCGCCGTGACGATGCCCATGTGAGACAGCAGCCGCAAGCAGTAGATGAACAGAGCGTCTTTGACGCGCTGACAGCCGCAGCGTTCGTTCTGCTCGAAGATTGTTTTCACCCACGCGAGCTTTTCATCGGTCGACAGCGCCATCAGGGTTTTGCGCGTGAAGAACGCGCCGACCGCCGCGGAGAAATAATCGTATGCGACAACGTTGGAAAGGCCGATGGCGGCGTATTCTGCCTTGACGCACTTTGCGGCTTTTTCGGGCGCGATCTCGCCAGCGTACATTCGCTTGTTGTAGCAGACGATAATCATGTTGAGCGCGTCGACGAGTTTGTCGATGCTGCTGCCGATTGCCGCTCGCAGCTCACTTCGCTGCTCGACGGAAACCGTGTCCGTCTGCAAAGCGATTGCGAGGTTCGCCGCAGCGATTTCGTATTTACTTGCAATTTCCAAAGGGCTACCTCCTTACTTCGATACGGCTGTGCAGTTTGTCCCGCAATAGCCGCAGGACGTCTGGCACGAGGTCGTGCAGCCGGCAGAGCAGAGACCAAGGCACGAGCCGACGCAGCCAGTGTTGCCGCAGGTCACTGTGCAGGACGATTTGCAGCCGCCAGAACAACTGCTGGAACAGCCGCCAGAGCAGGAACCGGAGCAACCAGAGCAGCTACCATCACAAGAGCCAGAGCAGCCGCCCGTGCAGTTGCCGCCGCAGCCGTAACAGCCGCCGGAGCAGGAGCCTTCGCAGGTGTTCGCACAGCCACTTCCGCAGCCGGTGCAGGAACCTTGACACTCTCCGGAGCACGTTGTTTCGCAGCCGCCTGTGCAGTCGCCAGAGCAGCCGGTGTAGCAAGCACCCGTGCAGGAAGTTTCGCAGTCACCCCGCGTCTTGTCCGTCATGGGGCGTGTTTCAAAGAGGGTCAACGCTGCTTCAAACTCGGTGATGTCCTCGTCAAACACGATTCTGCGGCCGTCGAGGCTCGGCACTTTCTCGCTGTGGATCTTCGACAGAGGAAGTGCCAGCTTTTCGTAGTGCTCCACATCGACCGTGTGATCTTCGGTGGGGCTGTTCGTGTATTCGTATTTTTCGCCGCCGTATTCCGCAACAGATCCGGTATGGCAGCGCCGCAGGCACTCGGCCTTGACACGCGCTTTCAATTCGGCGAAGCGTTCGGCCTCGATATATGCCATACTCAGCCCTCCTTGGAGATTGATTTGAGCATTGACAGCTCTGCATAGGGGATGATTTCAAGCGCCCATGCGTCCGGAATATCCAACCGGTAACGTGCGGTGTCGCCGCGTTTTCGGTACAGATTGTTCCAGTAGTAGGAGTTCGCCAGGACGCGGGCCTTGTGCATCGGGCAGATGTACGTCACGCGCTTATCCGGAGTCCCTGTGCATTGGTAGTTGTACGCGCTGCACCAAGAGCAGCCGGACGCGATCGGGCACGCAAAGCATTCGTCGGTGGACTGGCTGCGCCGCGTGACTGCGGCCATTTCTGCCACCCGCGCCCGATGTTCCGGAAGAACGTTGATGCCGTGTTCCAGATCGCCGATGGTATAGGGCCGCTGCTCATGGCCGAGGGAGGTTCCCATGTAGCGCAGGCACGGGAAGAACAGGCCATCGCAGTCAACCGCCAGCATAAGCCCCGTACCGCCGCACCAGTTCTGATTATCGTCCTCCGGAAGCGGATGGCCGACGCTTTCGCTGAAGATCGACAGATACGGCTGCTCGTCCGAGAGCAGGACGAAATCGGCGAGCCGTTTGAGCTGTGTGTAGAGTGTAGCCGCATGGTCGAGCGTCCAGCCCTTTTCGTAAACGCAGTTCAGATTGATCGCCCGATACCCCGCGTCCAGCAGACCGATTACTGCGTGGTACAGATAATCGACGTTGCCGGGAGCAATCGTCATCTTCGAGCCAAGGGCGTTTCCCTTGGTCATGTAATCCTTCGCGGCCGCGATAGCAAGATCATAGCTGCCAGAGCCGTCCGGGAAGACGCGGCAGGAATCGTGGAGCTGCTTATCTCCGTCAATGCTGATGGAGAGCGACAGGTGCTTTGCCCACTTATCCAAAAACCGCTGTACCTCCGGGCGGAAGTACAGCGTTCCGTTTGTGGACATCGACGCTTTCCAGCGCGTCGCCCATGGATGATGCAGGCGGAAGGTCTGCGCCACGAAGTAGTCGAGGATCTGGTCGATCAGCTCGACTTCCAGCAGCGGCTCACCGCCGATAAAGTCAAGAACGACCCCGGCAACCTCCGTGGACGTGATGTACTGATTTGTCCGCTCGTCTGCGGCGAGCAGCATATCGACGGCGGCCTTGGCGGTTTCAAGCGACATCTTCCGGTGCGTCTTGCAGCCCTGATAGCAGTAGCTGCAGCGCAGGTTGCAGTCTTCCGTCACCTGAAATGTAATGCACTTGGAGTGCGGCGAGTTGATGCCAAGCTGGATACCCGGCATGGGGAAAAGCCGCGCCAGCATATCGGTGAAGGTTTCCTGTGGCCTAGTCATCGGTCTGCTCCCGCGGCGTCACCGTCACCGTGGCGGTCGAGAAATCAAGCACCCAGTCAACCGCTGCATTGCCGACGGCAGGAATGATAAACTCACGTTCCAGCGTCGCTTTTGCGATCTCATATTCCTTGCTCTTGCCGAGGTAGTCCTTCATCCATGCGTTGTATGCGTCGGTGTCCTTCAAGCCCTGCTTTGCCGCCATGAGCAGCAGCTCCTGAATGGAATTACGGTCATAATGCAGGGATTCGATGTAATTGGACAGTTCGGCTTCAATCTGAATTTTCATGCGAGAGTCCTCCTAAGATCAAGAATAAGCAACAGGAACGTGCTCCCAGTCGGTGCCGTTCCAATACTTCAAGCCGCCGGTAACAGGCGTCGGATCAATCCAGAAAAGATTCTTCTGCGTCGGCGGCGTGTTGCCGGTGACAAACAACGCCAGACTGGACAACTTCATAAAGACAGGGGCGGAATCAGGCCCCTGCGCCAGAAGCGAAACCTCCGATGGTGCCGAGACCTGCCCAAGCGATTTCTCACCGTCCGCGAAAACGATGCAGTTCTTCGTCCACTCGTTGCGGCCAGTACCACCGCGCTGCACAATGACCGTGCCATCGTTGATGTCATTTGCGTTGTGCGAGTGCGTCGACGCAGCGGCGCCAATATCGGCGGCTTTTACCTTATGCGGATTGTTGAAGTCGGAAAGGTGCGATTTCAGCAGTGACAGCGCCTTTGCAATCTTTCCGAGGATAGACCCCATCTTCTCGCCGGATGAAATATCCGACAGCTCCTTTGCTGTCGCAAAGGTGGGCGTCTGGTCGATCAGAGCCTTGTTTTCCACGTTTCCAAGCCCGATCTGCTCCTTGGTCACCTTGTGTGGATTGTTCTTGTCGTTTTTGTGATTGTTCAGTTCCGTAACGGTTGCGTAGACCAGCGTTTCACCAAGCGCCGCAGACACGTTTTTGGCCTCGCTGACGAACACCACAAAGTCGTACTGCGATGCAAGCAGGCGCTCGACGTTGGGGTTGATATAGTCGGCTTTCTCGACCTCTGTTTCCTCCCAGATGCAATAGCAGAGTTCCTTCGTGGAATCGTCGGGGTCCTCGACGTAAATGCCAATTTCGGTTGCCCAGAAGCCGGTGATCTCCAGCTCGACATTCTTGAACGACACAGACAGTGTGACGTACTTCTCGCTGCGCGTCGCAGAAGCAATTTTCAGAGAGAGCAACGGGTTCTTCAGATCGTTCGCGCCGTCACCCGGCGTACCGTTGCCGTATTTGATGCGTGTGAATTTGATCGCGTCGCCCATGAGCCCGCGAAGCATGACGTTGTACCCATCCGGGGTCAACCAGTGTGTCATACCGTTGCCTCCTTATCTATCATAATCAGACCGCCGTCCCAGTCGCACAGGGCGTTCCCGGCTTCGTCGCCCATGATGTCAATGTCCGTATTGACCTCGCCCGTGGTGAGCTTGAATTTCTTCGTGACGCTCATAACCGCGCCGAAGTACAGAATCAGCTCACGGACGGAAATTGCACGAATACTGTCCAGCACCGCGCTCTTACGGCTGACAACTTCGAGGATCTGCAGGAACGTGCGGATATTGTCGTTGACCTGTCTGATGTCAACGTCAAAGATGCGATAGTGATTCGGCTCGCCGCCATATTCAAACCATTCCTGCACCTTACCGGAGCCGAACGAAGTGGACAACGCCAGCTCGACGGCGTACTTCGTGCCGAGGTGACGGCGAACGTGCCAGGACTCGCGGAACGTGGCGCGCTTCTGCTCAATATCCCAGTCGTTGTCCCACCAGCTTACGCCGAAGTCGTGCGCAAGCTGGTCGAGAAGATCTTCTGGCAGAGTGTCGATGTGCTGATAGAGCATATTCTGCTCAATCTCGGTCGGCCGTGCCGTCAGGATCTCCGCGACGCCGGTTGCGAGCGCGAGCATTTTTTCATCCTGCCGCAGCACATCGGGGAGGACGTTCAGCAGGTTCTCAACCGTGAGGCCGTACTGCTCATTCATCCTCGTAGCCTCCGTTCACGATTGTTTTCGTTCCCAGCTTTGCAATCTGCGGCGCGGCGTTGTTTTTGCCGCCCTCCAGCACCTTGTAGGTCGGGGAGCGCAGCACGATCCGCTTGACACCCGTGTGGAACAGGAGGTCGCGCAGCTTATCCGGGTTAATATCGCGGCCGAGCTTGCCGGACTGCCAAGCGATGTATTCCTCGACGGCTGCGTCTACGGCTTCCTGAATCGCCGCACCGGAGAGCGTCGTGTCGGTGGGGACATAGTAGGTGAAGTCGATATTGTACGAAACGAGGCCGGGGTCTTTGACGCTGACATAATCGGCCAGCGGCCGCACCTTGCTTTCGTTACAGGCGGCAAGGACGGCGTTCTTGATCTCCGTCGTGGCAATCGTTCCGTCGTTCATCAGGACATAAATATCGACGTGCCCGGCACCGTCAAAGGTGAGCGACACGTCGATCTGGCTCGCGCTTGCCAGCGCGCCGTCTGCGGCGATTGCAACTTGCAGCAGACCGTTTTCGTAGGTGACGGTATAATCTGTGTCGGCGCTCGCAGCCGTGCTGCTGCCCTTGGCGTAGACCGCCAGAGAGGACAGGTCGATGGTGTCGCCGCCCCAAAAAGCGTACTTGACGCCGCCTTTCGTATAGAGATCAAGCGTCACTTTCTTTACGACAGCCGGGCGAACGGCCTGTACGTCAGCAATCTCCGTAGATACGGATTTCGCGTGGTAGATGTAGGAGCCAACCGCGCCGGCCGTCGAAAACGCGAACATGGATTCGCGCATCAGCTCGTAGAATTCTTCGTCGCTGGCGATCTCCGAACCGTCGTCGGAAGTCGTGATATTGGTGCAGGACGTGTAGTAGTCGAACACGTCAACGATCACGTTGAGCTGGCCGACGGTGTAGCCGTTGCCGACCGTGCCGTCCGTCTGGCACCGGATGGCGGTGTCGACGTAGGTATCGCCAGCGTTGATGTAGGCATCGGCGACAGTTTCCCAAATCAGGGTGTTGCTGGCGTCTGTGACGCGCGTCCCCTTGGGGACGAGGATGGCGAACGTCTGCGCCTCGGAGATCGTAAACCGTTCCGTGCAGTAAGCGGGTTTTGCCTGTGGGCGCTGCTGCAGATAGTACAGTTCTGCCAGCGCGTCAAGGTTCTTGCCTTCGGCGCGGCTCGGAATATTCTGATTTGCGGTGTAGTTGTTGTAGACCCGCTCCTGAATGATGACGCTGGCTACCCATTGCGCGAACAGCTTTTCCGGACTGGCGGGGCGGACGCTTACTCCGGTCAGGTTCTCATAAACGGTAATCAGAAAATTTGTGATTTCCGCAGCGTCGGTCGAAACAAACTGAAATTCGGTATTACGACTCATCGACGATTTCCACCTCCACGATAGGGCTTAGAACGCCCTGCATTTCTTCCTGCGTATCAAAATCGACGCTCTTGACACGGACGCGCGGCTCATATTCCTCAATGGCCTCGCGGATTTGAGAGAAAAGCAGCACCTTTGCCGCAGGAATCGGGCGGTCGATCAAGGTAGCGTCAATACCGAAGCCGCGATACATCGGGCAGGAGCCTTTGATCGTCCGCAGGATGATGGACACGTTCTGCAGAATGGATTTTACAGGGTCGGTTTCGTTCAGGCTGATCGGCCCGATCTCCGACATGGTGATTTTGTAGCCCATAGTGTGCGCCCCTCATCGTAGATATTCCTGCAAGGAAATGCTCAGCGTCGCACTGATGATGTTTCCATGCCCGTCATAATGCTCCGCCTTGGTCTTATGGCTCAGGATCGTCCAGCGATAGCGGCCGTATCCATGATTGCCAATCGTAAGCGGCAGGGTCACGCCCTGCCGTTCCAGATCGAACAGCCGCCAAATCTCGGACATTGGGTCAACGCCGAGGGAAGCAAGAAGCTGAATGTCAAAGGTGATCTTCGCAAGGTCTGTGCCGGTGTATTCCGAAATGCTGTTGCCGGCATGGAGATCATGCGTGGCGTACCGCGCAGAACCGGACCATACGAAATTGCTGATCGTTTTCAGCGTGCGCGACGAAACTGAAAAGACAACGTCTCCAAGTGCTCCTACAATCATCCGATACCTCCCAGCACGAAGCCATCCCCGTTGAACACAGGCAGATAGAGCGTGAGGACGGTGTCGTTGACAAGCGGCATCCACGGCTTGATCGTGAGGCCGTGCTGATGCCCATCCTGCAACTCTGTCTTCTGCTGCGCAGGGTCATAAGCTGGAATGTGCGGGTGCGTGTCCAGCACATAGAGCCATCCGGACGTCATATTGCAGTCCTGAAACTTCACTCGCGCTTTTCGCTTGGCATTGTCGATGTCCGTCACAGTTCCGACGCGAACGAGCCGCTTTAACACTTTTTCTGCGTCCATCAATATCCCTCCAATACCATGCGCAGCGAGATCTGCGTTGTATAGCCGCCGCTGTCCAGCTTGTGGACAGCCTGCTTGATGATGTATTTTCCGTCGTAGCCGCCCCAGCCTTTGAGCGCGACATTGACGCCCGCAACGAGGTCGGTATCTCCCGGCAGCAGGAATTGTGCCTGGCGGCAGAATTTGTTGCGAAGACGGAGATTCTTTTCTGCAAGCTCCTTCGCTTCGTCCACTGTTCCAACCTTGGCGGTGATTTCAAGCTGCTGATTGTTCGGGTCTTCGGTGTATCCCTCGACCTTGGCGATGCCCTCAATACACTGTCCGGTTTCGGGGTTGACGTAGGACACCCGGCACGACGCATACTGCGCATCGGCTGCGCTGGTGCTGAGCTGGTACGTCTTATAGCTGTGGTCATAGCGTCTGATGGTGCGGACTTCTGGCTTCTGCTCATACTTGCGCTGATCGAACAGTACAAGGATCCGGTTTGTTGCCTTGAGAGAAATGCCGGCATCATGGCAAAGCTGCGACAGAAACTCAATGTCGCTCATGTCGATCTGCTCGACGCGCTCATAATATGGGTCGCTGTCCGATTCATACATGCAGGTCATACCGCCGCTCCCGGCGATTTCATTCGCAATGCCGCTAAGCGTGTAGCTTTCCCATGCCTTGCTCTTGCAGGTCTGCCGGAGCTGCGAAGAAAACGGAATCGAAGATCCTTTGATGCAGACTGTGTTCGGTGGCCCGCTGCAGGAGATGTTGTCAAGCTCAAATTCTCCGCACGGCAGCACCGCGTCGGAGCCGTCGCTGTTCCAGTTCTCACGGACAAACACAACGTCCATGGCGAGTCGTTCTTCTGCGCCGCCGCCATCGGAGGATGCACCCTGTTCGCCAGAGGAAGTAGAAGATCCTGAGCCGCTGCTTTGCGTGCCTGCCTGTGCAGAGGCAGCAGAGCCGCTCTGCGTGGCGCCGCCGATTCTGCCCCAACTGATAATCCCGGCTCTGCGGGTGTTGATGTCTGTGATCTGGACGCACGAACCGGTCGCATTGACCATTTGCCCATTCCCCATGTAGATACCTACGTGGTCGACAACGCCCTGCGTGCCGAAGAAGATGAGATCGCCGGGCTGCGCTGTGGCTTCATTGACCGGTGTAGCCATATCCTTGTAGCCCTGCGCAGTTGTTCTGGGAACATTGATTCCAGCTTCGTTGAGCGCATAGTAGACAAGACCGGAGCAGTCAAAGCCGCTCGGACTGCTGCCGCCCCAAACATACGGCGTGCCGAGGTATTTGTTCGCTTCGCTGACAACGGCATCACCAGATGCGCTGCCACCGGAGGGCGATGCCCAGGACAGCTTTTCAGAGATCTCATCGAGCCACTGCGTGAGCCAGAGATCGTCGCGGTCTTGGATTTTGATTTGCAGATCGTCCGTTTCGTCTTCTTCGTTGTCCGTATAGGAGATCGACAAAAGATACGGCTGAATGGATTTTGTGATGTCGATGCCGCCAAAGGAAACCTCAGCTTTTGTGCGTCTCGCGAGATTTCGGCTGCTCATCGCTGCACCTGCTTCCACGGCGGCAGCGTAGATGCGCTGCGCTCCACCACATCAGGGATTGTCAGCATGACGCCTGCGGGGAAGGAGAAATAACTGAGCAGCGAGCTATTGGCGTTCATCAGATCGTCGGTATAGTCGACGCTGCCCATCTCCTTGTAGGCGATCATATCCCACATATCGCCCTGCACAGTCGTGTAGATTCTGCTCATCTGTACGCCCCCCGTTGCGCGTTGATATTGTCTTCTCGAATCACCGCGCGTACCTGTGCGGCAAATTCCTCGCCATAGGTTTCAAGGCGCTCCATAACGCCGTCATTGACATCGCCCTCGACGGTGATATTGACCTGCACTGGAACGGAGCTGTCCGAAGTGGAAGTCATAGCTTCGATGGCGCTGTGTGTGTCGGCCGCGTTCAAGACCGCTTCGCCGCCGTGCATCATCACAAACTCCGGGCCTTCTTCGCCGACGAGGGCAAGGCCGGCCTCGGCAGAGGTTGTGCCGCTGGCATATCGGGAGAACCCGCTCATGCGGCGGCTCGAAGCAACAGAATTATTGTTCTGTACGTTTCGGCTGAGAGCAGCGAGGGCGGCGTATCCGAGCTGGGAATACGCCGACTGCACGGTCGACAGCATTCCGGTTGCACCATCAATGAAGCCCTGAATGGTCGCACGACCGGCTTCCGCAGCTTCCGTGCCAAGATCCATGTCGTCAATGGTGGCTTCGAGGTCTCCACTGATCGCGTCCATAGTTTCAGAGAAGCCGGTGCGGAAGTCTGCGATGTCCTCGGCGGCTTTATTCTGTTCCTCGCGCAGCTTATTCCAGCTTTCGACCATCGCGGCCAATTCTTCATCGCTGGCCGCAGCCATGCCGGCAACCGCATTCACGCTGTCGGAGCTGCCGTCTGCGAAAGAACCGATCATTTCGGTCAGGCCCTCAATATCACCAGCCCTGTCACGCAGGCTGGCCAGATTATCGTTGTAGGTCTGCCAATGCGTGATCTGGCTTTGGAGATTACTGTTGATGCTGGACGCAGAGGTCGCAACGATGCTGTCTGCCTGCTGCCAAAGTGCATATTGGCCCTGAACGCTTTCTGCGGCAGCTTTATAGGCTTCCTGATACGCCTGCTGGAGAGCCTCGACACGTTCCTTGACGCTGCTGATCTCGGTGTTCAGCTCCGTCTGTCCGCGCGAAGCATTTTCGGTTGCTTCGGTCGAATCATCCGTTGCTTCCGTGAGGCTTTCGTATGCGTCCGTTACGGCCTGAATTTCTTCATCCGCCGCACTGAGCGCATTGTTGTCTTCCTCAATCGCTTCTTTCAGGTTTGTAACGTGCGTCGCGGCCTCAATCCACGCAATGTTGGCGTCTGTGACCTCATCGTTGACGGCGTTGATTTCGTCACCAAGGAAGTATTCGGCATCACGGAGAACGCCGGTTTCTTCGTAATAGGCATCAGCCTTTTTCTGCGCTTCGGCGTAAAGCGCATTTTGCTTGGCAAGCGCGTCATTATAGGCCTGAGTAGCTTCATGCGCGGCTTCCTCTGCATCCGTCAGCTCTGCCCGGCGCTTTGCCCGCTCGATTTCAACATCGGCATACTTCGCATAGATCTCGGAAAGCTCGTTTTGGTATGCCTGTGCGCGGGCATTTTCTACCCATGCGTCCGTATTTGCTTTGAGAGCAGCCGTGCCGCCGTCGATGGAGTCGTTTTCAAGGTCAATATAGCTGGATAGCTCCGGAATGGTCTCAACCAGCTTCATGAGGATTCCGTGATATTCCTGCTGCTGGGCAGTCGTTTTTTCACCAACAGAATCCAGCTCTTTCAGCCGGTCAATGTACTGCTCCGCAACTGTGGCCGTTGCCATTGTGCTGCCGACAGAATCATCGAAGCCAGACTTTGCGTCGGTAAGCGCCTCGTTCATGTCACGCGCAGCTTCTGTCAATTCCTTTACGGACGGAGCCGCACGGTCTTCGGCTGCATCAGCCATTGCCACGATTCCGCCAGCCAGCGCGGCCACGGCGGTCACACCCAACATGATCGGCCCGGCCATTCCACCGAACATCGTAGCCATGTCGAGCGCTTTAATGACTTTGGAGATTGCGGCGTATGCCGTCAATGCGACCGTTGCACCGCCGACTACGCCCGTGAATGTTGCAACACCCTTGACGAGCGCAGGATTCTCCTGCACAAACTCGCCGAGGACATTCAGCACGTCCGTACCGGCGTCGTAGGCATCGCGCAGCGCCGGGGTAAAAGCATCGCCTACGGCAACCTTGAGGTTGTTGTAGGCGTTCTGCATCATATCCAGCTTGGATTGCGTGGTGGCGTATCGCTTGTTGGCTTCGTTCGTCAGAGCGATATTCTCATCCCACGCGGTATTTGCCGTCTGTACGGCGCTGTCCATCTGGTCTGCTGCCAGAGCGAGGGATTTGAGCATATTGCTCTGGCGAATGCCGGTAAGGCCGAGGTCTTCCAGCACCAGAACAGCGCTTTCGCCCTGTTCGTCCAGATTGCCAAGCCCGCGGATAAACGCTGTCAGAGCGCCCAGCGCGTCCGTATTCCACATTTCCGCGAACGAATCCGCAGACATTCCCGCGACATCTGCGAAGCTCTGTAAGGAATCCTCGCCGGTTGCAACAGCCTTTTCGATGGCGTTGAGCGTCTGCGTCATGGCCGTACCGCCAGCTTCGGCCTCGATGCCGACGGAGGACATTGCTGCGGCGAGCGCCATGATCTGCGGCTCTGTCAATCCGGCCAGCTTGCCGCCAGAGGCAAGGCGCGTACCCATCTGCGTGATCTCAGATTCGGTCGTTGCAAAGTTATTGCCAAGATCAACGATCACGGCGCCGAGACGATCATAATTGTCTGCGGACATGCCTGTAATGTTCGCGAACCGCGCGAGGGCGGTTGCGGCATCTTCGGCTGTCATGTTCGTCGCTGTGCCGAGCATTGTCATAACGCGCGTAAAATCGAGCAGCGCGTCTTTCTGAATGCCAAGCTGGCCAGCAGCTTCAGCGACGGCGGCGATCTCGGTCGTAGATGCCGGGATCTCCGTGGACATGGCTTTAATTGCGTCCGACATATCTGCCAGTTCTTCGTCTGTCAGGTCTGTCGTCTTGGCGACGCCGGTGATGGCAGACTCGAAATCCATCGACGCCTGCACACACTCGTCAAAGCCTTCCTTTATTTCTTTAAGCGCAGCGGAGATACCAGCCGCAGCAAGAACGCTCGACACCGCGTCCACGGCCTGTGTCGCGCGGCTGCCGAAAGATTCTGCACTATCGGCCGTGTCGCCGAGCTCGCCGCGGGCCTTTGCAAAGGTCGTGCGAAACTCGCGGCCAAGCTGCGCTTCAAGCGCAAATAGCATCTCATATTCTTTCCGCGATGCCAATATCTCCGCCTCACTTTCACTTGCGTTTTTGTTTTCGCTTCTCCATTTCCTCGGCAATCAGCGCATTAGAGGCTTTCACCCATTGCGAAAATTCGCCGAGACGTAGAGATAACCAGAAATCTACCGGAGTGTTGTTCGTCCGGGCCATGGCGAGGCATTGCCTGCGAAGCCATACGCCGCCATCTCCGACGATCACTCCTTGCGCGATAAAAAACCTCTTACGGTGTTCCGCAGACGGTTGAAATCGCGGATGCTGAGCTTGCCAAGCGCGTCAAGACCAAGTTTCTCGGTGCACGCCTTGACGCAAACACGGATAAGGTACTCGCTGTCAAAGTTCGCAACGATCACCGTATGCCCGAGCATTTGCAGCTCCCGCTCAATCGCAAGGGAGTCATTTCCGCTGAGATCTTCAAAGTTGAAGGTCAGCTCCGTGTAGGTTTTTTCATCGTGAACGAGCGGCCTTGCAAGCTGCATCACAAATGCCGCATAGTCGATTGCGGCGTTTTTCTTATCCTGATCTTCCGCAACAGCGAAGATGTCACTGCTTTCCTCTGCGGTCGTTTTCTGAATATTCTTGTTTTCCATGATTCGAGGCTCCTTTCAAAAATGACGGGGCGACGCATCGCGCGCCGCCCCAAAGATTTACGATTTGCCGAGGGCCTTGCGGGTGTCGGAAAGATAGTCGACACCGTTCACCTCGCAGATGTAGTTGTACGGGTCAAGCTCCATGACCTTCGCGTCATCGATGTACGTCACCCAGCGGCGCACGGCGTAGCTGCCAGAGCCGTCCGTGGGAGACGCCGGGGCGATATTGCCGTTCGACAGCGTCTTCGGAACAAGCACGAGGACGTGCTTGACGGACTGCGTCTTGTAAACGCCCGCAATCGGGTCGTACACCTGCTGCGGCGCGCGCAGGTCGATGTTGTGTTCGCGCGGCTCCAGCAGCTTCAGGCTCTCAGCGCTGAAGGTGCGGAATTTGAGCTGCGCGGTCATGGCGTTCATATGGCCGATGATCGGCGCCTCCACGTTGCCGGCAATGCCAGCACCGGAGACGGTCGCAACAATGAAATCAACATCGGGCAGCGTCACGGAAGCCAGACCGAGGAAGTCTTTGGCGTCTTCGTAGCAGGCAAAGTTGATTACGGCCTGATCTACCATTCCCATTGTTCAGTCCTCCTTCGTCACGCCAACGCGCTCTGCACGTAATCGGTGTCGTATTCGAGTACGAAGTCGATCTCCTGTGCAGGGCTGGGCGGCGTCATGTAGATGTGGATTCTCACAATACCGGCCATGAGGTCCGTCATGGGATTCTCGGAGTCGAGGATCTCAACGCGGGCGCCGAGCAGATACTCGCTGCCCACAAGCCCTGCGAGCCAGTTGTTCGCGGAATCCTTGATGTTGTCCAGCAGGCGCCGGTTCATGGGGCTGTCCGTCTTCGACCAGAACGTCTTGATGAGGGAGTTGCCGACCCACTTGAACATTCTGCTGATCGGGATGAAATAGTCCTTGATGTCGGTGTTGCTGGGGTAGCAGGCGGTGTAGTTGCCCCACGCCACGAAGCCATTCATAAACTTGAGCGCCGTGCAAATGCCGTTGGCGTTCAGAATGTTCGCCTGCTCCAGCGTGAGGGTGACGTCTGTGCCGTCTTCCAGGCAAGCGCCGTCGCACTGGAGGGCCTTATTAGAGGGCGATTCATACGGCACACCGTCGTTGCCGCTGTCCACCTTCGCCATCAGGCCCGCGAGCTGGGTGGAGAGATGGAACTGCTTGCTGCCGAGCTTCACCTGCGGCCAGACTGCAATCTGAGCCGGGTCGATCAGGTTCGTCGCGGACTTCTTCGCGGCGACGGCGTCATAGCTGCGCGCGCCGCTGGCGGAGCAGTCAATATCGCAGATGGACTTTGCGCCGAGAATGCCGTTGATGACTTCGGCTTTCGCAGCCATGACAGCCTGTACGGTGCTGGTATGAGACCAGCCGGGCGCGATGATGAGGTCGGGCGTGATGCTGACGGTTGCCATGCAGAGGTCAATCGCCTCGATGCCCTTGACAATATCATCGTCGCCGATTTCAGTCGTCTTGACCTTGTCGTAGCTGATAAAGAGTTTGGTCGCGTCCTTGGCTGCGCCGTCCTCGATCGTCTCGACGATAAGGTTGCCGTCCGAGTAGTACGCGGCATAGTCCGTGTCTTTGACAAGCGGCGATTCGGACGAAGATGCCGTCTTGACAACGAGACTGGACAGGATCGCGTCGAACGGCAGCTTTGCCTGCTTGCCGGAAAGGGTGACTTCCACTCTTTCCCTACACGACGCTCTTCCGATCTTCCTTGTTGGTGCTCGGATCAAGCACGTTGCAGAAGATGATTGGCTGACGCTGGAACAGCTTGAAATGCGAGTACATGACTTCGCAGATCGTGTAGGTCTTCCAGTCGTCGGAATAGCCCAGCTTCTTTACCGCGTCTTCCCAGTCGGTGCAAAGCACCGGGGTAAAGAGCGCGGCCGGGGATTCTGCGGAGTGAACCGGTGCTGTGCCGACAACAAACGGCACACCGGATTCAGCGACAACGGGCGTCGAAACGCTCGTTTTCTGCTCCCGCACATATACGCCATGCTTCAATGGTTACTCCTCCTTCTTTCTCCGGTCTGCCAGCTTGTGATAATTCACATAGAGCAGATTACCGGGTGTTTTGACTTTGATTCTTGCCTCGGATACCTGATCGCCGGGGATAACCAGCGTGGCAATCAGCGGATATTTCTCAACCGCTGCCGAGATCTGTGCGAGCGCGTCCTGCTTGTCTCCGTACAGGATACGCGCCTGCTGGATCGTGCCGACGATGCTCGGCCCGATGTACATACAAAAGCCGGCGCTTTTCGCACCGGCCTTGCCTTTGGCTTTTACCATGCAAATGCCTCCCTGTTGACACTGGGGATTTTCCAGACCGACACCAGCTCCGCGCAGAAGTACGGTGCGGTGTTGTCGGTGTAATAGAGTGTGGACAGCTTCTGTGAGAGATCCAGCGCAAACTGCTTGGCAATTACGCCGTGCATCAGAAGCTCTTGGCGGAAATGCTCGACCGTCGTAAGCAGCCGCAGCGCACCTTCCTGATCGTCTTCGCCGTACACGCAGAAAAGAGAGCGGACCTCAACGCTGCTGTCCGTCGGCTCGCCGGGCTTCTGCTCATCTTCGCCAGTGACGATCTGATGCAGAATGTACGGCGCTTTCGAGGTCGCGGATTTGACATCGGGCAGACGCTGGCGGTAGACCAGCGGCGGGCGCTCGGCAGGTTCTTCCTCGTCGCCCTTCTGCCGCCGCACGGGAAGAAGAATTTCGCGCATGACCTCATTCGTGAAGCTCGTAAGCGCGTCCAGTAAATTCAGTCGTGTCAAAATTTAACCTCCCCATCCTGCAAGGATTCGGTTCACTTCATGCTCTAAACGTTCATCCATTTTTGCCATCGTCTTTTCAGCGAGGCTTTCCTGAACATCTTCGTTGCCGAGCATCTGCGGGACAGACGAACCCATGATTTCCTTGATCTCCGCGTCGCCAGTCGCCGTCTTGCCGCCGGTCCGCTCGAAAATGCCGATATGCCCGGATTTCATCTGTGCAACGAACGCGCGGGAGAACGTGGTCGGCGAAGTTGAAACGAGCTGATGGCCTGCCGCGGCAATGCCCGGATGAACCGGGCGAAGATTGCCGTTGACAATGGCCATGATGGTCTTGTCGGGATTGACGGTCGGCGTCTTTGGAGACGAGCCGCCATAGCGCCAGAGTGGAATTTTGTTGCCGCGGAACGAGACACGCGCTTCAACACCGTTGAAATAGCGGTAATTGACGCGGATATTCTGTTCGGCGCGGATATTCTTCCGCGAGATGTCATACCGCTGCCGGATTTCTTTCGTGCTTTGCGTTCGCAGGAACGATACGGCACGTTTTGTCGCGGATTTCAGCGCACGTTCCATGCCGCCCGGCACATCAGCAAGCATCTGCTCTGCGTTCTGGAATTTCTCAGCGCCGATGCATTCGACGTAGAAGCTGCTCATTCGTTGAACGCCTCCAGTTCTACGCGAAGCAGGCCCAGCTCGCAGACCGACGAGGCGACGTAGAAGCGTCGGAAGAAGGTAGCGTCATCGGGATCGCTGATCTCCATGCGCGTCCCTTTTTCCGGTTGGTTGCCGCCGAGATCCTGAATCCTGCAATGCAGCACGGACGAAACGAGGAACAGCCCCTGAATATGATCGCTCATAAGCTGGCGGCGGTCTTTCTCTTTCAGCCCGGACAGCACAACCGGAATGCCAGCGTGATCCTCGCCGTCGTATGTCACGCCGTCGTAGACCACGATCCGCTTCTCTGCAAACTCGTCGAGGTTCATAAAGGTCCGCGCATTGTCACGCGCGACCATGTCCTTGAATTTGCTCATACCACCGGCGCGGCGGCGCTCAGATCAGGAAGATCATCCTCACTGATTTCCTCGCCTGGCTCGACGGGCACGGCGACGATTGCCGCAATCAGGTCATCTTTCTTGCGGAGCTTCGCCGTTTCAATGCCAAGCTCGGCGGCAAGCTCTTTGAGCTGTGCCACCGTCATTTCCTGTAGCTGCTCCGCGTCGAGATGGGCCTCTGCGCCGCTCTCTGCGCCGTTTTCTTCGCTGGGCATATCGGCGCAGGGGGTGTCGCCGCTTTCGACCGTGCTGCCGCTTGCAACAGGCGCTTCGTCTGCTTCGTGGACGATCGCTGCGACGCCGAGCGCGACGAGACGCCTTGCTTCGGCTTCGTCTACCTCGCAGATGCCGCCGCGCTCAACGAGCTTCGGCATGGCGTCCTTGGTCTTACGCCAGCCGTAGGAACCGCTGATAATTTCAATTTTCATGCCGTACTCCTTTCACGCGCCGATCAGGCCACGACGTTTGCCGCGTAGATGTACGGGCAGTAGTTTTTCGGCGCAGCCAGCGGACGGGCAGCCAAGCGCAGCTTACGTCTGTCGTTGGGCTGGTCGAGAACAAACTTCGGGACGCGCTTCGCAACGTAGGTGGAGAAGTCGGTCGAGCCGTAATCAATCTGCGTGATCTGGCCGTACATCATGTGACCGCAGTCGGGAGCTGTGACCATTGCAGAGGTCGCGGGGAAGTACCGCTGCTCCGCACCGCTGTCATCGACATAGGTTTCGTCCACGCAAATCACGTTGAGGCGGAAACCGCCGAAGTTCAGCGTACCCATATAGGTAACGCCGTCATAGGGGCTGAGCTGCTGATCAATCGTGCCGATGATGATGCCGCTGTTGCGGTCGAGCAGGGACTTGACGTCCGTGAGAGCGAGGATCGCGTCTGCAACGTCGGAGCCGATCACGAGGTCTGCTGCCCGGAGGCCACGCTTGGACAGCTTGCGGCACATATTCTTCACGTCGGAGAAGAACGCCGCACCCTTTTCGTCAGTTGCGTTCCACTTGGTGCTGACGGTGTAGGCGTGATCGCTCGCCGTGTCATAAAACTGCACATACAGCTTTTCACCTTCGGTCTTATCGTCGATGTACGACTGCATCGTGCAGGAGTTGTTGATCATGGTCTGGACGGCCATCCACTCTTCACGACGGGTGATGCGAATGTCCATATCGGAAAGATCGTCACGCTGCAGGCGGGCGGCGCGCTGGGCCGGGGTGCTGTTAGCATAGATGGCTTCGCCGAAGCCGCGCTTGCGCAGATCGTCCTGCGTCAGCAGACGAGAAGGCGCGATGAACGCGGGCTGGTATTCGTGAATCTCAAAGCCCCGGCGTTCCATCGGAATATCACCGGCGCGGGAAGACACGAACGCCGCCATCTTGCGGTCGCCCTTGCGGTACTCGGTCAGCACCTTGTCGGAAGCGAAGATGTCGTCATCGCCCGTCGGGAAGTAGCGATCCTTGAAGAACGTCTGCTTGGGCACGATTTCCTCAACAATCGCCATCAGGACATAGGTATCAAAGAAGTTCAGTTCTGCACTCATAGTTGACTCCCTCCTTAGTTGGCGGCGGCAGCGTCCTTGAAGACGATGCCGCGCATACGCAGATTGTCTTTGTCGGTTTCGGTGATGCTGTAGCTGGCAGCGGCGCTCACCTTGTCGGGGTCGAAGCAGCCGGCCGTGTAGACTGCGACCTTTTCGTCGGCGTCGGTGCCAACGGTAACATCGTCGCAGAGTACGCAATCCGGCGTCAGCGTTTCATTGTTTGCGGCAGTGGAGCCGAGGATCACCAGCTTGCCATCGCCGGCCGTGCCGTAGGATTTTGCGAGAATCGTGCCGCGCTTGAGTGTGACAGCAGAAGTGGTCTGCTTGCGAATGATGCCGCCGCGTACCTGAACGGCAGGCACGACGTCCGTGAACAGACCGTCGAAATTCATCTCACCGAGTTTCTTGCTCAGGTTCGTCATAGCTTAGCCCTCCTTCTTGCCGAACAGCGCAGAAACCTTGGCCCTTGCATCGGCCAGCCGCGCTTCCGGGGTCTTCTTCGCGTCATCGTCTTCTTCCGCCTCCTCAGCAGGGGGAGGCGTTGCGCCAACGTCTTCGGCGTTGGACTCGTCGGCATCGTCCTTGAGGTCGGACAGGAATTTCTTGCCCTGCTTTGCGCGCTTCTTCGCGTCAGCCATCACCAGATCGGCGGCGGTGCAAGGCTTTTCGCCGTACTTGGCTTCGCGCACGTCGGCAGGATCGAGCAGGCTGGCGACTTCGTCAATTTCCTGCATCCGTTCCCGTTCGGCCTGAACCGCCGCATTGACCGCTTCGGTGTGATCGACAGCGGCCCGTGCAGCAGCTTCAGCCTGAGCAATTTCGTCCGGAGCTCTTCCAGTGTCATAGAGTTTCCTCCTTCTTCGCCGGGATTCTCCGGCTTGTTTTTATTCGCCTCAACCGGGGCCGCTGCCTCGGAATCGACCGTAGGAATGTTGTCCGGGGCAAACATGCCCGGAGCGAGGTGAAACTGCTTGCCGCGCACGAACAGGCTGCGCCCATCCGCGCTGGCGGCGATACCGACAGGCTCGGCATCTTCAATCAGTTCATCCGCGAAGCCCTTTTCGATGGCCTCACGACCTGTCATGTAGGTTGTATCTGCCATCATGTGCATGATGACTGTTTCGGAAAGCCCGGTTTTTCGCTTGTAGACCTCGGACTGCATCTTATCCCATGCGTCCTGCTGCGTAGCCTGCTCCCGCAGCTCATCGGCGTTATAGCCGCCGAAAAGAAACTGCCAGCACTTGTGAATCATAATGATGCTGGACGGATTGACCTTGACCGTATCGCAGGCGCACATGATGATGCTGCCGCCCGACATGGCTACGCCGTCCACAATACAGGTGAGCTTTGCGCCGCTCCGGGAAAGCTCCCGCAGGCGGTTATGAATCATATTTGAGGCTCCGGCATCGCCACCGTAGCTGTTCATGCGGATTGTGATGTTCTTGCAGGAAGAAATCTGCTTGAGGTCCTCCAAAAACTCACTGAGCAGAATGTACTGCCCCTCGATGGGTTCGCCCCACCAGTTTGTCGGCTGCTGCTCATAGATGTCGCCATACATGGTGATCTCGGCCGAGCTGCCAGATTCATCCGTAGTGGCCATGGTATAGACCTTTTTGCTGATCGAAATAGCCGGCGCATTTTTCATTTTCATGCCCGATTCCTCCTTCACTCTTCACCGCTCGCAGGCGGTGTGTTTTCTGCTGGCTGCTGTACGCTCCCGATGGCTGCGAGCAATTCATTTTCACGCGCAAGCTGATCGACATTTTCTTCCCAGTCGCCGCCAGACATTTCGCGCGTAACCTGATCGTTCGTCTTGATGGCGCGGTTGGTCAGCATCAGAGCGGCCTCGGCCTCCTTCTTTGGGTCGAGGGAACCCTGAACGGGGCCAATCCAGCGAGCGCCGCACCACGCCTCGCGCAAGAGCGGATCTGTGTGGAAGCCCGGAGCATTGATGCGCCCGAGCGCAACAGCTTCGGCCATGAACAGCTCGTAGATCGGCTGGCAGAAGTCGTTCACGAACCAAGACCGGCGCATTTTGAACGCTTCCCATGCTTCCAGCAGCGCACCGCGGCTTGCAGAGTAGGAGCTGTTGAATTCCTTGATGAGTACGTCATAAGGCAGTTCCAGCGCCGAGCCGACCAAGCGGCAAATTGTCTTCACGAACGTCTCAAACCCTGCGGTCGGGATGTTCGGACTGCCAAAGTTGACTTTCTCGCCGGGAGCAAGGTGCGTTACCGTACCCGGCCCCATTTCGTACTCGTTGGGATCGTCGGAGATATTGCTTGCACCAGCACCATCCGGGCTGGCAGTCGGAACGCCGGCAATGTCTCCTGTGCCGACTTCATTGAATGGCGTACCGGACGGATCGGTTTCCGTTTCAATCCATGCCGTAAAGAAACTCTGCACCAGCGCCGCCATCAGCTCCGATTCCGTGTAGCGGCGAAGCTGCAGCAGCGGCTCAATAACCTGTGCCAGATACGGAACGCCGCGGTACTGATCGGGGCGCTCGCTGTCCATGATGTGCAGGATATTCGGCAGGCCGGTGCGCTCGCCGTAGGCCGGGACGCGCGTCCATTCCTGTTTCTCGGTCGTGATCTGGTGCGGATAGGTGTTGCTGATGTAATAGGCAACGACGCGGCCGTTTTTGTCGACCTCCACGCCGTCGAAAACGCGGTGACCGGCGCCGGGCTTCCCATCCGGAACGACGGCATCCATGAAGCCGCCGTAGGTGTAGCCTCCGCTGAAGTTGGTAGGTGTGGAAACGCGGTCTGCTTCAATGACGTGCAACCGCATAGAATAGGGATTCAGCGGCGCCGCCGGGTAACGCTTCACCAGGACAAACACGTCTCCGGACATGAGCCACGATTTGAGCGCGAGCTGCTGCAGCGCCATGAAGTTGTTCAGGCCGAGCGCGTCGCAGTTCTGATTTTTAACGACCCAGAGCCGAAATTCCATCTCGGCTTTGTGCTGCCACTCTTTTGCCGCCTC